ATCCTCCATACGGGCTGTCCTTCATGGGCAAAAAATGGGACCGTCTCGACTGGACGGACGGGGGTGGCATGATGGGTGTCGGCATGGGAGGCCGGGAGATTCCTTGGCCGTCCTACTCTGGCACCGGAGCAGCGGGCACCGCGAACGCGACCTGTGCGACCTGTGCTGGTCGGATGCGAGGTGGGAACAAGTGTTCCTGCGACAAGCCCGATTGGCGGGTGAAGGGACAACCTCTCAACCTGTCGGCCAACGCGGAAAGGATGCGTAAGCAGCAGGACTCACATCGCATCTGGCTCACCGAGGCGTACCGTGTCCTTCGACCAGGGGGTGTGATCAAGGCGTTCTCTGGCACGAGGACGTTTCACCGGATGACCGCAGCGATGGCCGAGGTTGGGTTCGTTGATATGTCAGTTTCTTGCTGGGTTTACGGTTCTGGATTCCCAAAATCTATGAACATCGGCAAGGCACTGGACAAGGCATCCGCTACCGAAGCAGCCCAACAGTGGACCGGCTATGGCACCGCCTTGAAACCTAGTTGGGAACCTGTTTGTGTGGGGAGAAAGCCAGAATGAGAATCGCATGGAAAACCAAGGGACCGCCCCCGGTGATGATGGTGTCGGGTGACGATTATTTCTTGCGGCGTCGTGCTGTGCGCCACCACGTCATGCAGGCACACAAGAACGGCTACGAGGTTGTCCATGCGGGGTCCGATGGCGAAGTCATCGACACCATCTCGATGGGATCGACGTTTGGACAGCCAACGCTGATCATCGTGGGTCCAAAGGATTTGACCGTTGAGACGGTCGAGGCGTTGATCGCAGATGCGCCTCCCAAGGTCAGCATTCTCATTGAGGTGGTTGGCACGCTGAATGAGAAGAAGATGCCTTCTACGGCCCTGGTTCACGGAGCCTATCAGATCGCCTTTGATCTCCCAGTCAAGAGAAAACTGGTTGCAACGCGAGCGGCCAAGTTTGCTGCACACGAAGCGGACTCACTTTTTAACGCCAAAGGGACACTGAACGAGAAGTTGGCTCAGGCTGTCGTCCGTGCGGTCGGAACGGATCTTGGAACGATCTCCTTTGAGATCCTGAAAGCGGTGGCACTGGTGAAGTCCCGTGGGGAGGCTCCGGTGATCACGGTGGGTGTTCTCCGTACAACGCTGCGGGCTTCAGCGGCGGCGGACATGCAACCGCTTCGGGACGCTCTTGCCTTTGCCGACGAGATCGGCAGCGCGAAGGCGTTGGACAAGATCCACAAGAAATCCGTGTCTGACCCGACAATGCTCTTGCTTCGGGCGCGAGGTGGCCCCGCTGATCTCGCGTATCAATGGCTTCGATGTTCGCTGATGTTGGAGCGCGGTTTTGATGCTCCCGCCATCGCATCCTCTATCGGTGCTCCCGAGTGGGCCGTGGGCCGCGAGATCATCCCCGCTGCAAAACGCTGGGGAAAAGAAAACTTGATGAATCTTGTGCGGGACCTCGCACATGCAGATCGCGGCGTTCTGCACGGAGTCCCCTCCCCGTGGGTAGCCTGTGAAACTGCCTTGCTCCGAGGCTGCCGTTCGGTAGCGAACCGATAGACCTTACCTATACAAGTGGCCCCCACCTCACCGTAAACCGAACGACGAGGAGCGCCGCGTAGCCGCTGGAACCCTACAGACAGGACATTAGATATGAAAGACCACGCGCTTGCAGAAACAGACAGGCTAACTGATTTATTGTGGCGCGATTCGGACCTTCAGAGGGTGATCGACAACTCCTCGGATGAGATTTTTTTAGCTGAGGTTCCCTCCCAGGAGGTGTGTCACGGCGTTCAAATCGACCGTAGCCGAGACGAGCGGTTGACCGGGTTCGCTATGGACCTTTTGGGTGCTTATTACATGAGTAATGACGAGACTTCGCCTCAAGAGGCTTTCGCTCGTGCCGCCGTTGCTTACTGCGATGGTGATCTGAACTTTGCCCAGCGCATCTATGATTACGCATCGAAGGGCTGGTTCATGTTCGCCAGCCCTGTCTTGAGCAACGCCCCGGCTCCGGGCCAAAAGTGGAAGGCGTTGCCTGTCTCGTGTTTTTTGACCTTCGTGCCTGACACCCTGGACGGTCTGATCGCACACACGGCGGAGCTTCGATGGCTCTCTGTGAAGGGCGGCGGTGTCGGAGGCCATTGGTCGTCTGTTCGTTCGGTGAGCGGCAAGAGTCCCGGTCCCATTCCGTTCTTGAAGACCGTCGATGCTGACATGACGGCGTACCGACAAGGGACCACCCGGAAGGGCAGCTACGCGGCATACATCGACATCAGCCATCCAGACGTGCTGGAGTTCCTTCAAATGCGTCTGCCCACGGGTGGGGATCCCAATCGCAAGTGCCTCAATCTCCACAACGCCATCAACGTCAGTGATGCGTTCATGGAAGCGTGTCTGGAAGATCGAGAATGGAACCTGACGGATCCGGCTGACGGAGAAATCCGTGACACCATGCCCGCCCGTGATCTCTTCCAACGCATCTTGGAGGTCCGCAGCCGTACCGGTGAGCCATACCTGAATTTCATCGACACAGCGAACCGGGCGATGCCAGAACCGTTGAAGAAGCTGGGCTTGAAAATACATGGTTCAAATCTCTGCAACGAGATCCACTTGCCCACATCGGTGGACCGAACAGCCGTGTGTTGTCTGAGCAGCCTCAATCTTGCGCTGTTCGACGAATGGAAGGACACCCCGCTGGTCCGTGATCTCATTCGGATGCTGGACAACGTGCTCCAGGTGTTCATCGACAATGCTCCTGATGAACTGACCCGTGCCAAGTACAGCGCGACCCGTGAACGGTCTTTGGGTTTGGGGGGCATGGGCTTCCACGCCTACCTTCAGAAACACATGATCCCGTGGGAGAGTGCGTCGGCAAAAGGGTTGAACCTCCAGGTTTTCCAGCACATCCAGACCGAGGCGGTGTCCGCGACGGCTGCCCTCGCTGTCGAGAAGGGCGAATATCCTGACGGGATCGGGTCCGGTCGCCGCAACGCGCACCTTCTCGCCATCGCTCCGAATGCCAACTCGTCTATCTTGCTGGGCATTAGCCCCAGCATCGAACCGTGGAAGTCAAACGCCTATACGCACAGAACAAGAGCCGGATCTCATCAGGTGAGGAATCCGGCTCTCGTCGATTTGTTGGATGAGCGTATCTCTGATCCCGTGGAGCGGGAAACGGTGTGGTCCAGCATCACGACCAACGCAGGCTCCGTTCAACACCTCGACGATGCCTTGATGGATGACTGGGAAAAGTCGGTGTTCAAGACTGCGTTTGAGCTTGATCAACGGTGGGTCGTGAGCCATGCGGCAGATCGTCAGCCGTTCATCTGTCAGGGACAGTCGGTCAATCTGTTCTTCCCGGCTGGCTCTGATCGGCACTACGTCCTGATGACCCACATCAAGGCATGGAAAGAGGGCCTGAAGGGCCTTTACTACTTGCGTACCAGCGCAGGCGTCGATGCTGACAAGGTCAGTGTGAAGGTCGAGCGGGTAGCTTTGAAGGACTACGTTGAAACCGAGGAGTGTCTGTCATGCCAGGGTTAATGGATTACAGCGTGGCATATCGCCCTTTCAAGTACCCTTGGGCGATGGATGCCACGGAAGCACACGAGAAGATTCATTGGGGCACCTGGGAGGCAGAACTCCAGGAGGACGTAAAGCAGTGGAAGGCTGGTGATCTCACGGTGGTGGAGAAATCCCACATCACCCAGATCCTTCGGTTGTTCACGCAGAGCGATGTCCAAGTCGGAGGCAATTATTGCGACCTGTTCATCCCGAAGTTCAAGAACAACGAGATCAGGAACATGCTCCTGAGCTTCGCCAACCGAGAAGGTGTCCACCAGCGAGCCTATGCCTTGCTCAATGACACCCTTGGATTGGCCGAGTCCGAGTATTGGGCGTTCTTGGAGTTTGAGGAGCTTGCCGCCAAGATTGAGTTCATGCAGGACAACGACGTGTCCACGAAGTCAGGTCTGGGCAAGGCTCTTGCTCAGAGCGTGTGCAACGAGGGCATGAGTCTGTTCAGCGCGTTCGTGATGCTGCTTAACTACCAGCGGTATGGGAAGATGAAGGGCATGTGTACCGTCGTCGAGTGGAGCATCCGAGACGAGACGCTGCATGTTCAGAACATGGCCCGCCTGTTCCGGGTCTACTGTGACGAGCACCCGCGCATTGTCCGTGACGACTTCAAAAAAGACATCTACACCATGTACGAGACTGCGGTGGACCTTGAGGACAAGGTGATCGACCTCGCGTACAAGGTTGGCCCTGTCGAGGGTCTGACTGCGGGCGAGATGAAGCAGTACATCCGGTACATGGCAGACCGTCGCCTCAATCAGATCGGCTTCAAGGCCATCTACGGCATTGAAAGCAATCCGTTGCCGTGGCTCGATTGGGTGCTCAATGGCGACACCATGAGCAACTTCTTTGAGAAGCGGGTCACCGACTATTCAGCATCGGCGTTCACAGGGACGTGGGGCTGGGATGGTGAGGCTGCGGCCAAGTAGCTTTGGCTACCAGATTCCTTTGAGCGCAGCTTGATGATCATCCCCAAGGCTGCCGAAAGCGTCCGAAGCCACGGCTTCACAGAAGTGCTCCTCCTCATTCTTCGCGGAGTACGCCGTCGGGAACCGCAACTCCGCCCCTCTGGTCTTGCTAAGGAAGCTGTGCAGTTGGGTCTTGCTGATCCCACCCATGACCCCATTGGGCCGCTCATAGCTGTAGGACGTGCTTGTGATCTCCTTGAGCACAGGTCGCCAACCACGCGGTGCGCCCTTGATTCGGACAGGCAGTTCATCCCCTACCTTGGGACGGGGGATCTCGACCTTCCTGTACGAGACGGCGAGGTGGTGGGATTCCCACTTTGCCTTGGCTTCGCGGGACATGAACTTGCGCCAGTAGCGGTGGCATAGCTCATGTACGAGAGAGTAGGCTTCATCGAAGCCCCACTTTGCCTTGGCCACCCGGCAATAGATGACATCCTCTCGGATGTTGTACCACGCCGCCGCATGAGCACCCGCAATCTTGCCTACCAGATAAACGTCTCCGTAGAGCACCTTCTTAATGCCGGGGACGGTTCGGTCTGATTTGATCTTCTTGGTGGCGGTTTCCAGCATCTTCTTGAACACCTCCAACTTGGACCCCGTGATCCCGATGGTGTTGTGGACCAAGAAAGGGCCAACGCGGAACAGGTCGTCTGATCCCTCTTTTTTCTCGGGCCAGGTTTTCGCTGCCTCCAAGGTCAGCAGGATCCGCTTCTCGTTGGTGCCCCACCACTTGTAGACATCCTTCGGCATGGCTCGACTGCGGGAGTAGAGTCGGTGAGCCATCTCCATCCCTTTGGCTGAACGGGCGGGGGTGGATCGGGTTCCTTGAATGCCCTCCGCGATCAGGTGTCCGCGCTGCATTAGCTCCACCCACGGCAAGTTGGCCCATCTCCTGACCACAGAATCCCCAGCGAGGCCACGCTTCTTTCCATCGGCAAGAGCCTCAACGAACTCTTTGTGCGCTCGCTCAAACGCAGGAAGGTTAGCCGTGATGTCCTTTTCGGAGCCAGCGGCGTTGACAACCCTCGCTTCATCAGAGGTTCCCGCCGCGTAACGAGCCACTAACCATTGCAGGGCTACGCGCTCGACCCCAGCCTTGTCAAGCTGCTCACGGATGTATGCCTTGGCGGCCTCCTCCGCCTTCTGCACCTGACGTTTCTCCGCCCGCGTGAGGTCATCCCGTATGTGCCACGGAGCCTGTGGCGCGTACCACAGGCCCTTGACATCCAGACGGAAGCGTTTGATTACGGTGCGGTCGATGCGTGTCACGTCCAGCCGGTGTTTCAAGGCCAAGCTGGACAACAGGCTCTTCAATCTGGCGTGGGCCTGGCCTACCACCGACTTGTCGGGCCGCCTGTGCATGTCCGGGTGCCATGTGGAGGAATACTCCTGCGAGTGCATGGTTGACCGGCTGACGACCTTGATCTGGTCCATGAACTGCTCAGGGATGAACAGTTCGGCATCCCACCCGAACGCCCCGAAGCTGACTTCGCCCGCTTCGATCTTCTCGATGGCCTGTGGGATGACGTTGTCCGCTGCCTGGTACACGTCCCACGGGACGGTCAACGTGTAGAGGGTGAGGTTCGCGTAGCCCTTCGGACCCTTCTTCTTGTCTGCGACGTAGCCCGACCAGGAGTTGAAGATGGACTTCTTGCTCCGGGTCGCGAACAGGCCCGCCATCCTCAGCTTCTTCGACCACCGGGGTCGGAAACGCTGGATGTTCGCCTCCGGGGAGACGTGGTACAGCTTCACCTGACGGGCGGCGACACGAAGCCATTGCAGGGCTACGCGCTCGGCTCCGTTTCCGTGGGTCCGTTTGAGGGTCTTGGGCATCAGCGTCTCCTGTGACCTTAGAGGCCGATAGAAAGGAAAGTGATGCGACACGGTACTTCCTCTATCGCTCCGCAAGGGCGTGGAGGCTTCCCATGAAGCGTACAGCATCTTCGATCCGTGTCGCCCTAGCTCATGCCCGCCGTCAAGGCAGACCCGCCGTCGCTGCCTTCTACGCTTGGGCCAAGCGCGCTGGGTACGGGACAAGCAACACGTTGAGCGTTGACGTGCCTGTAGCGTTGGACCCCCGCGAGTGGGACCGCTACGATGACCCCTATGGCCGTGACTTCAGCGATGCGCTTGCGGACCTCCGAAACGTCGGGCGAGACATCGGTGATGGGTCCGTCTCTGACTCCACCGCAAAGAGGCAAGGCGTCAAGTTCTACGTTGAGTATGACCCTGGCACGGATGAAGAAACCGCCCTGTACGACTTGGAAGCGGTGCTGGAACAAAAACTGAAGGAAATGGCCCGCAATGACGCGGGGTTGGCCGTCCTGATCTACGGCTTGAACAACCGAGGACGCATCAGCCTGGACCCGGAAGTGGAAGGCTGGGAGTGATGGGTATCGTGCCCCTATGCCCGATGACTTTCAGACCGCCCGCTGCTTCGTAGAGATCAAACTCCAGCCTGAAACTGGAGCCATGATGTCATCGCATGGCCCTCTGACCCCAGAAGATCAAGCGCGTATGGACGAGTGGCCTTCCGGGGGCCTGGTTCAAACATCCAACGCATTGTTCGTTGAAGCTCTCCGCCAAGAAACCTACGTCATGGCCATGACTTTGATCTCACGGGGCGCTGAACCCGAGAACATGACTGCCAAAGACCTGGCAGACCGCGTTCGGATGCAGGTGCTTCGGACACTAGACCACATCGGTCTAGGGGTAGCGAGGGAGGTCTTGGGTCAAGTCACCACTGCCGACGACGCGGACTAACCGGGTTCCGGGGAGGGCGTTGGCGGCCAGAGTCATCCTCACCGTAGCCTCCTGAGTTGGCGAAGTTGCGGCTCATATATTTATCAGCGGCCTCAAACGAGGGGAACGGCCCGTAGGAGGTCGTGTCGCCTTCGATCTGCTCTCCGTCTTCGTCCTCGTCGTAGTCCTCGTTATCGACGTACCACTTACCGTCCGACGCCTTGTAGAAGTCGCGCTCCGTATTGGTGCTGGCGTGTCGGGATTTGGGCATGGGGCGCTTCTGTGGTCGTCTACGCATGTGGGACAAGGCTACGCGAGCCGAAGACGCCTTCTTGCCAAGCTCACCTTCAGCGGCGACCAACCCTTTCTCTTGGGCTGCTTGCAAGGCATCGTCCAGTGCATCGGCGGTCGTCAGAGCATCCCTGACTTCTCGCTCAATGGAATCTTGGCTGTCGTCACGCATCTTCATACGACTGATCTGTTGCAGACCCTTCTTGATGGTGAGCACCTTCTTCTGCGAGTCACCGAGATCCTTCACCAAGCGCGTAATGTCGATGCTGCGGCCTTCCAACATGAGGTTGTAGGCGACACGCCACTTACGGCTGTGTTTCTCTAAGGAAGCCACGGAACGGGCGATCTTGTCAGCCTTGTCCGAATCCGAGGAGTCAAGCGCATCCACACTGGCCGAGAGCGCCGCCGCACCCGCTTGGAACTCAAAGGAATCCGTGTCACGGATGTTCTCTGTGCCTTGCAGGAGATCCCATGCAGCCCAGACTGACTTTTGGAATGGTGTTTCTGCTTTCGCCATGTGGTGTTCTCCTTGCCCTCATAAGGCCATAGGCGGACTACCGGAATCACAGGACGAATTGAAGGCTCACATCCTCACCCGAGACAGGACGTGGGATCTGCACGCCCAGACGATCCACCGTCACCGTGTACGTCTGCCCTGTGAGGGACGACGACATACGAGACGCCACTTCAAGAGTGCTTCGACTGAGCCGCACTTGACTCCCACTGATCCCGACCGTGCCGATGGGACCACCCATCGGACCAAGGACCGTATCCAGCCGGTACGTTCCAGCATTGGGGCCTGTGGCGATCGTGATTTGAGTGTCCACGGGGAAGGCTCCCCAGTCTTGCGTTGAATCGTCAACGGTGTCTCCATTCAGTGCTGCCAGAGTCCCGGAGCCACCCGTTGAGAGCGTGTACGCCCTTGGAGTCGTGTCCGCCCCGGAGAGCAGCGCACGGGTGCCTGTGACGCGGTAACGCCCTGCATTAACCCCCAGCCCAATGATCAACACGCACCCGAGGCCAGGACGAACGCTTTGAAAGGACACATCGGGATCGGTGAACAGGGTTCTCATCGCGAGTGTGTCCCCCGTACCTTCGATGCGCTGTGCTCCGAGACACCACTTCCGCAGATCATCGTAGTAGTACGAGTCGAGATCAAAGCTGAAGCCACCCTCGTCTGTGGCAATCTGATCGAACGCATCCACGAACAAGTACGAGTAGCCATACAGAACATGAGCGGGCTTCAACGCAGCGAGCACGATCTCCGCGTTCCGTTGGAGCACGAAAGGGTCCACAGGGAAACCGTCGATGAAGATGTCCACAAGGAACTGGTCATCAATCGTGAACGCACCATCGGGATCACGGGGAGGGGATTCCAAATACCGCTCGGTGATGGTCGCTACCACGTTGGGATCAAGGGCCTCTAGCCCAGATTCCATGCCTGCCTTGGTTGCGCCCTCCAACAGAAGCAACACCATCTTGTGCAAAAACTCCCGGTACGCGGTGTCGCTGTCAATCTGTGGAATGCCTGAGCGGTCGGTCGCTCCTGGGAACACCAGTGATCCCAGGACTTGCCACAGGAAGTCCGTCCGAGTGAAGTCAAACGAGGAGTCCTTGTAGATTTCTGTGGTCGTGATCTGAATCTCGGCCAACTGCTCTGCCATCGCTTGAAACTGCAAGCTGTACCAAGGCCCGTTGGTCTGAGCGACATAGTTGCTCGGCAAAACCGAACGGAAAGTCGCCATGATCTGCTGAACGAGCGCAGCCTTATCCGTCAAGTACGCCTGACCGTTGACCGGATTCGGTGCAGGGTTCTGCGCTAACGCGAACGGAGCCGCGTCCTCCCCTGTCTTCGGTGCATCGTCATCATGGGCCACGGGCTACGCCTCAGCCACGTCTTTGACGAGGTCTTCCAGGTCACCACGACTCATGTCCGCGAGGGGGGTCGGAACCAACGGGAGATCAATCATACTTGATACCCTAGTGATGCCCGGTGTGCCCTTCGGTAGTTCCTCTACTCGGCTTGCTGGACCCATCCACTCCGCCCTTTGGAGAGAGGGGTGTTTGGACTCACCTTCAACGTAGCCGTGGATCTTTCCGTCCATTTCGATGTAAGGGGCCTCGATGTCCTGCTTGATGGTCAGACCCCTTGGATTTCTCCACTCGAAGGGAATCTCCCCTGTGCCTGTGAGGATACCTCCCTTGATCGCGATGTTGGCCTGTTCGCCGCCCCCCCAGTCCTCCAAATCGGCTGTGGCTCCTCCGATTAACGATGCGAGAAACGCGGGTGATCCCTCGTACCATACCCCGGCAGGCTCGTAGATTTCGGCCTTCCGGCCTTCCAGAAGCGCACGCAACACCTCGTCCGAGTATTGACCCAGACCGCCCATTTTCTTGACGAACGACTTGAACTGGGCGGGCTTCAACGCCTTGAACGGGAGATTCTTGAGAGTGGCGTCGGGAACATTGGCCAGGAGTTCCGGCCTGCTGAACACCATCTTCAGTGCTTCTTTGGGAGGAGCCGCTGCGAGGGCCTTGCTCGGAGGCACGACCACCGACACTGTGACATCCACCACGATGCCCTCCGGGGTCACCGTGTAGGAGCCGATCTTAGGATCACCGATGAATTGACCTTTCTTCAGAGCACCTTTCACCAGTGCGGCCAGCGGGTCTGCGGCTATGCGAAAACCTTCTGCTGCAAGGATTTGCCTTAGAGTGCTGATGTCCATGAGTCCTCCTGCCCACAGGGGGCAATAGGCACCCTACCGGTTTGATGCCTGGTTC